AATCAGATGAAGAAGATGAGATCAAATTCTTCAAATCAAGACGCGCAGTTAGTTATTACTAAGGAACGATATGGCAATTGAGAAATCACTATACGAATTACCCCAAGGACTTGAGGCCGCAGCGGCAATGCAAGAGCCAATCGAGATTGAGATCGAAGATCCAGAAGCCGTCCGAATCGGCATTGACGGTCTAGAGATTGAGATTACGCCTAAAAAAGAAACGGCCGATGACTTTGACGCCAACCTTGCTGAATACTTAGATGAGCGTGAACTTGCTCAGATCTGCGGCGATTTACTCGGTGACGTAGAGTCAGACGTCAGCTCCCGTAAAGACTGGATGCAGACCTATACAGACGGCATCGAGCTGTTAGGTATGAAGTTAGAAGATCGCTCTGAGCCATGGGAAGGCGCATGCGGTGTATATCATCCTCTCCTTTCAGAAGCCTTAGTCAAATTCCAAGCTGAGACCGTAATGGAAACCTTGCCTCCTGCCGGTCCAGTTAAGACAGTCATAGTTGGCAAAGAAACACCAGAAAAAATGGCGGCGGCTGATCGTGTCCAAAAAGACATGAACTATCAGATTACAGAAGAAATGCCAGAGTTCCGCCCAGAGCATGAGCGTATGTGCTGGGGTCTTGGTCTTTCAGGTAACGCATTTAAAAAGGTTTACTACGATCCAAACCTAGAACGTCAGGTCTCTTTATTTGTTCCTGCCGAAGACTTAATTGTCCCTTACGGCGCTACTGATCTTCAGTCGGCCGAGCGTGTAACCCACGTCATGCGTAAGACAGAGAATGAGTTGCGTAAACTGCAAGTCGCTGGCTTTTACCGTGACGTAGACCTTGGAGATCCTGTCTCCTCGTTTGATGAAGTAGAAAAGAAAATTGCCGAGAAGATGGGCTTTCAAGCCTCATCGGATGATCGCTTTAAAATCCTTGAGATCCAAGTCAATCTGGATATTCCAGGACACGAAGATGTAGATAAAGACGGCGAACCTACTGGAATTGCCTTACCGTACATTGTGACCATTGAAAAAGGCACACAGAACGTATTGGCGATTCGCAGAAACTGGAGACCAGAAGATGAGACCAAACAGAAACGCAATCATTTTGTACATTACGGCTACGTTCCGGGCTTTGGCTTTTACTGCTTTGGCCTTATCCATCTTGTCGGGGCTTTTGCTAAGTCTGGTACTAGTCTTATTCGGCAGCTCGTGGATGCAGGAACACTCTCAAATTTGCCAGGCGGCTTTAAGACCCGTGGCTTGCGAGTCAAAGGTGACGACACTCCTATTTCCCCAGGTGAGTTCCGAGATGTGGACGTACCATCCGGGGTCCTCAAAGACAACATTCTGCCATTACCTTATAAGGAGCCCTCACAAGTCCTCTATAGCTTGCTTGGCACAATTGTAGAAGAAGGCCGCCGTTTTGCCTCGGCATCGGATATGAAGATTGCCGACATGTCAGCCAACACTCCTGTTGGTACGACCTTGGCTATTCTGGAGAGAACCCTCAAAGTCATGTCTGCGGTACAAGCCCGTGTTCACTACAGCCTTAAGCAAGAGCTAAAGTTACTGCGTGACATTATCCGTGACTATACGCCAGATGAATACAGTTACCAGCCTGACATTGGCACTCGTTTTGCAAAACAATCTGACTACGATAACTGCGATGTAATCCCAGTATCGGATCCAAATGCGGCCACGATGAGCCAGAAGGTTGTTCAGTATCAAGCCGTCCTTCAGCTTGCCCAGCAGGCGCCTCAGTTATATGACATGGGTCAATTGCACCGCCAGATGCTGGAAGTCTTGGGAATTAAGAACGCCAAGAAACTGGTGAAGATCGAGGACGATCAAATGCCAGAAGATCCAATTACGGAAAACATGAACATTTTGAACATGAAACCCGTTAAGGCGTTCCTATATCAAGACCATCAAGCCCATATCACCGTGCATATGAATGCCATGAAGGATCCAAAAATGGCGGCGTTGATTGGTCAAAACCCACAGGCTCAGGCAATTGGCGCAGCGGCGATGGCGCATATACAACAGCACTTAGCCTTTGAGTACCGCAAGCAGATGGAACAATTAATGCAGGTACAGTTGCCCAATCCAGAGGACAGCGAAGAGCATATTCCGCGCGATCAAGAGGTTCAGTTATCTATCATGGCAGCGCAGGCTTCTGATGCTTTATTACAACGCAATCAAACTGAGATTGCGGCGCAACAAGCGCAGCAGGCAGCCCAAGATCCAGTCATTCAAATGCAAGCGCAAGAACTTCAGCTTAAACAAGCCGAGGAACAGCGTAAAGCAGCTAAAGATCAGGCAGATATACAAGAAGCAGCTGCCCGTTTAGAACTGGAAAGAGAAAGAATCGCTTCACAAGAGCGTATTGCTGGTGCCCAGATTCTGGCAAAAACAGAAAAAGACCAAGCAGACAACGAAGTAAAGGTATTACAGGCTTTGAAAAACACTAATACACCGCAAAAAGGAAATGAATAGTGGATAAAACGCTGGAATTTTTACTCTCCGAGTACAAAAACCGTATAGAAATGCTCCAAAAAGCTGTTTCTGCCGGTAATTGTGCAAATTACGAAGAGTATAAGTACGCATGTGGGCAAATTAGAGGTCTTGAGTCCGCATGTTTAACCATTACAGACCTCAAACAACGAATGGAGAACTCTAATGAGTGATTTACTAATCGGCTCAAACCCCGATGATGTAACAGCAACAACCGTTCTGCCCCAAACAGCAGAAGAAAAAGCAAAACAACTACCTGTACCTTCTGGATACCGCATTTTGTGCGTAATTCCAGAGATTGACGAAGCCTACGAGAGCGGTATTCTCAAGGCGGACAAGACAATGCACTTTGAAGAAATGCTTTCAACGGTGTTTTTTGTTGTCAAAATGGGACCTGATTGCTACAAAGACGAAACCCGTTTCCCAACCGGGCCATGGTGCAAAGAAGGCGACTTTATTCTGGCTAGACCAAACTCTGGCACACGTTTAAAGATCCACGGACGCGAATTTAGGATGATTAACGATGACTCAGTAGAGGCAGTTGTTGAAGATCCGCGTGGCATAACCCGACCTTAAGGAGAAATCATGGCACAACAAGAGTACGAAGAATTTAAATTCCCAGACGAAGCCCCTGAAGTTAAAACCGAAGAGGCCGATGAGTTTGAGATTGAGATTGAGGACGATACTCCACCAGAGGATCGGAATCGCGCTCCAATGCCTAAGAACATCGTAGACGAACTAGAGGAAGATGAGCTAGAAGAGTTTACGGGTAAGGCAAAAGAGAAATTAGTCCAACTCAAAAAGGTTTGGAATGACGAGCGGAGAGCCAAAGACGCTGTAAGTAAAGAAGCGGCTGAAGCAACCCGTATAGCCCAACAACTGCTTGCTGAAAACCAGAAACTGAAGTCTAAGTTAACGGTTGGTGAGCAAACCTTGCACAACAAGTACAAGGAAAACATCAGTTATGAGCTTGAAAAAGCACGATCTGAATACAAGGACGCTTATGACTCTGGCGATTCTGATCGTTTAGTAGAAGCTCAGGAAAAGCTGACTACTGTTCAAATGGAAGCAAAACAAATTGAACGGTATCAGCCTGAATATTCAGAAGAGGCTTTACAAAATTCTGAAATTGAGGTACAAATACCACAACAACCTCAACGATTGGAACCAAAAACCCAATCGTGGCTGGACAAAAACAGCTGGTATGGGGTTGACGAAGATATGAGCTTCCTAGCAATGGGAATCCATAGACGACTGGAAAGGGAGGGAGTCCCAATAGGCTCTGATCACTATTTCAGTATGATTGACAAAGAAGTACGTCAACGATTCCCAGAGAAATTTGGGAATGAAGAGACCAAATACTCTTCAGAAGTAGAAATCAAACCCTCTACTAAAACTAGTAAACCGAGCAATGTAGTTGCTCCAGCGACTAGATCTACATCTCCAAAAAAGGTGCGTCTAACGCCTACGCAAGTACTACTGGCGAAGAAATTTAATCTAACCCCAGAGCAGTATGCTCGTGAACTTACAAAATTGGAGTCCCAAAATGGCTGAAAACAGAACACCTCGTGAAGTAGCAACTCGTCAACAAGATGCGCGCCCCCAGCAGTGGAAGCAACCAGATTTGTTGCCGGAACCCGATAAGCAGGCAGGATTTTCTTACCGGTGGATTAGAGTAGCTACTTTAGGCAAGGCAGACCCCCGCAATGTCTCAGCAAAACTGAGAGAAGGTTGGGAGCCTGTACGTGTAGAGGAACAACCGAAGTTCCAACTGTTAGTTGATCCTGATAGTCGTTTTAAAGACAACATCGAGATTGGCGGGTTGTTGTTGTGCAAGACACCAGATGAGTTTGTAGAGCAGCGTAATAACCATTACTCCGCTCAAGCAGATGCTCAAATGATGGCTGTAGACAACGCTCTTATGCGTCAAAGTGACCCACGTATGCCTCTCTTTAACGAGGGAAAGTCTACTACGTCCTTTGGCAAAAGTTAATTTTAATTAGGAGATTTAAATGGCTTATCCAACCGTTGACGCTCCCTTTGGCTTACAGGCTTTAAACCGTGTAGATGGCTTGCCATATGCAGGTGCAATTCGTCAGATTCCGATTGCATCCACATATAACACGCCTATTTATGATGGTGACATTGTCCGTATTGCTTCGGGTGGCACTATTCAAAAATCAACCGTAACTGTTGACTCTACTACCGCAGCTGCAAACAACACCGTTGGTGTGTTTATGGGTGTTCAGTATGTAAACAGCCAAGGTCAAACTGTTCAGGCTCAATACTATCCAGGTAATGCCGCTGCTACCAGCGCTGTTGCTTTTGTAGTTGACGATCCTTTGGCAGCCTTCCGTGTTGCAGTAACTTTGTCAAACAGTGCAATGACGACTGTAAACCAGAGCATTGTTGGCACCAATATGGCAATTGTTCAGGGCACAGGCTCTAACACTACAGGTAACTCTGGTCTTTCTGTTCTTGCATCATCAAATGCTACAGGTAATGCCGCAGCTCTTCCAGTTCGTGTTATTGCAGTTATCCCTGATACCGCAACTAGCGCAACGGCCTTTACTGAAGTATTAGTAAAGTTCAACAACCACCAATACAACGTAGCTGCTGCGTTGGATTACGTAGCTTAAGGAGCATATAAATGGCTATTTCACGCGCACAACTACTGAAAGAGTTGCTCCCAGGATTGAATGCATTGTTCGGTCTTGAGTATGCAACGTATGGTGAACAGCACAAAGAGATCTACGAAACTGAGACCTCTGAGCGTTCGTTCGAAGAAGAGACCAAGTTGTCTGGCTTTAGTGCCGCTGCCGTTAAAAACGAAGGCGCACCAATCCAGTATGACAACGCACAAGAGGCATTTACTGCTCGTTATACCCACGTAACTATCGCTCAGGGTTTCTCTCTGACCGAAGAAGCAATTGAAGATAACTTGTATGACTCCTTGTCAGCTCGTTATACCAAGGCTTTGGCACGTTCCATGGCGTATACCAAGCAAGTTCGTGCAGCTTCTGTGTTGAACAACGGCTTTAATGCAGCCTTCCCAGGCGGTGACGGTGTTGCTCTGTTCTCTACAGCGCACCCACTCGTCTCTGGCGGCACTAACAGCAACCGTCCTACAACTGGCGCTGACTTAAACGAGACTTCTTTGGAAGCCGCCGTTATTCAGATCGCTCAGTGGACAGACGAGCGTAGCTTGCTCATCGCTGCTAAGCCACGTAAGTTGATTGTTCCACCACAACTTCAGTTCGTTGCAACTCGCTTGCTCGAAACCGAATTGCGTGTTGGTACAACCGACAACGACATCAACGCGTTGAAGAACAACGGTTCTATCCCAGAAGGTTATACAGTTAATAACTACCTGACCGATACAAACGCATGGTTCCTCACAACTGATGTTCCAAACGGCATGAAGCACTTTGTTCGTTCACCACTCGCCAACTCTATGGACGGCGATTTTGATACAGGCAACGTACGCTACAAGAGCCGTGAGCGTTATTCTTTTGGATTCTCGGATCCACTCGGAATGTTCGCATCACCAGGCGCTTAATCAGCACCTAAGTTGTATAGACCCCGCCCAAAAAGCGGGGTTTTTTATTTGTGTAAATTACTTGCACAAAGCCAAAAAAGTAGTAAGATTGTGGAAACTGGATTAACCAGTCTATTAAACCGATCCAGCGGACGCATACACGATTAATAGACTTACTTTGTATGGAGAAATACTATGGGTTTCGCTACTCACTTAGGTCCTTGGCTACTCGGTACCGTTAAAAACACTACTGGCACTACTTCTGGCACCGTCCGTAATATGGGTGCAACGCAAGTTGTTCAGCCTATTGTTTTAGGTTTTGCTGACATTAATACTGCTTTAACAGGCACTATTGGCTCTATTCCCGCCGGTTCGCTTATTACCAACATTTATTACCTAACAAGCACCGTATTTAGCGCTGCTACAACCATAACAATCTCTATTGGCGGAAATGCTGTTGCATCAGCAGCCTCGACAATTACAACTGTAGGTATTGTTACCCCAACAGTTCAAGCGTCTTTTTTCCCCATATTAGCAAATACAGGCACAACAGACGATTTAGTTACCTTTACAGCAACTAAAGGAAGTACATTAACTACTGGTTCTGTAACAATTGTTATTGAATATGTTGTACGCGATTCCGATGGCAGCGCAAATCCTTCTGCTAGTCAGCAGTAATTAATCTGGAGGGCTAGGGTTTTCCCTAGTCTACTCAACATCTTAGGAGATTAATTATGGGTATGCAATATGACGTAAAACAAGGACACTTAAATCAAAGTGGTTTCTTTGTAAAGTTTCGTACACGCGTTAAAGGCGTTTCGTTTTTTGGTGG